CTCTATATTAGCAGTTTTATTAAGAGTTTCAATTTTCACTTTTAAATCGGCTTTTTCTTGTTTTAATTTAGGTATAGTATCAAATTCATTCTTGTCAAATTCATTAATAAATTCTTTATGCTTACCATCTAATGTAGTTGTATATTTTTTGCAAATGCGGATTTTTTTGTTAGATTTAGGCTTGAAACTAGGCATTACGATACTAATATATTAAAGAGTAAATTATTATTTAATTAGAAATAACCAGAAATATATTAATTATTGGTTTAAAGACAAATAAAAGTTTCAGTTAATACATTAATAAACAATGAATACTGCAACTGATATAATAATTAATGTTAAAAATGATTTAGATGTAGAAATAGATCAAATTAAATTTAAGAAGATGATATTTCTATACAATGCTTTAGATAATGGTTGGTCAATCAAGAAAAAACAGAATTCTTATATTTTTACAAAAAATCATGAAGGGAAAAAAGAAATATTCGATGAGTCATATTTGTCCATATTTATGAAGGACAATATGAACATTAATAATATATTATCTTAAAATGTAGGTAGTGAATTAAATTAATAAAAACAATTAATTTGATTTTAGGAATATTTTTTTCTTTAGCAATATTATAAAATGGGAGGTGGTTTAATGCAACTCGTAGCTTATGGCGCTTAACAGCTTGGGTGCCAACAGTGAGCTGCTATCATGGGTCGTATATCTCCATGATGGGAAAAACAGTGTAAATATACGGATTGATTATTTATCAATCATATAACTCGCTAGTAAATCAAATAAATAAATAAAAATTTACAAATAAAATTTGATTTGCAAGATTGTCAAATTGCGGGAACTTTCTTAGAGCTTTAACTACTTCTTATTTATGGTGACATAAATAATACCATAGGGTAATGACCAATGGCATAGTAAAAACGTTAAAGATTGGATGATCCGCAGCCAAGTATCTTATATCGAAACAATTTAAACATAATTTAATTAAATAAGTAAAGCTAATGGAAAAATTAGGAGAAATATATTGTTTAACAAGTCCTTCAGGAAAAAAATATGTAGGACAATGTGTTAAGTATTTATCTAGTGGAAAAAAATGGGGATATATTAGTCGATGGAAAGAACATATTAGAGACTCCAAAACAAAAAATTATTGCAGATTATTGAATGGAGCGATCCGTAAATATTCACCCGAAAATTTTTTACTAGAAATAATAAAAGAATGTAATATTGAAGAAATGAATAACTACGAAGAATATTATATTAACTTTTACAATACATTGACACCAAATGGTTATAATTTAACTACTGGAGGTAGTATATGTCGTCAATCAGAAGAAACAAAAAAATTAAAACAACAAAGTATGATTGGAAAAAATAAAGGTAAAATTTTAGAAAAAAGAGAAAGAAAACGTGGAGAAGATAAAAATTTACCTAAATATTTAAGATATTATACCGACTGTTCAGGAAAAGAAGGATACAGAATATCAAACCATCCTAGTTTAAAAGATAAATCATTTCTTGGAAAATATATTTCATTAGAAACAAAATTACAAACAGCATTAACTTATTTAGAACAACAAATGCAGATATAAGATAAAGGTTCAGAGAGTAGACGGCAGTCGGGAATTAATGATGGTTTTAGCAAAACTTGAAATTTCTTAAGGTGTATTCCACCCTTACCAGAAATGGTAAGGAAAAAAGCAAGATGTGTACCTTACTGGTAATCCTCAGATCACTTTTTGGAAAGTGACATATAGACGTTATACTAACTTTGCTATCGAATCAATCGAGCAAACTTTCAATGGACAAGCCGATTTCGGTCGTCGTGTTCAGTGCGTGATCAGCCGAAATGGTGATTTGGCTTACCGCACTTATCTTCAGGTTACTCTCCCCGAGATTAATCAGCTCATGGGCATTGCTTCCTTCGCCGTTGGTGTTGGATCTGGTGTTTATGCTCGTTGGTTGGATTTCCCTGGTGAGCAACTTATCGCCCAAGTTGAGGTCGAGATCGGTGGTCAACGAATTGATCGCCAATATGGTGACTGGATGCATATCTGGAATCAGCTCACCATGACTGCTGAGCAACAGCGTGGATACTTCAAGATGATTGGTAACACTACCCAGCTTACCTTCATCACTGATCCCTCTTTCTCTGAGGTTGACGGCCCTTGCGACTCCTTGGCTCCTCGTCAAGTTTGCGCTCCCCGTAATGCTCTTCCTGAGACCACACTTTACGTGCCTCTCCAATTTTGGTTTTGCACCAACCCTGGTCTTGCTTTACCCTTGATTGCTCTTCAATACCACGAAGTCAAGATTAACCTTGATATCCGTCCTATTGATGAGTGCTTGTGGGCTGTTACCACCTTGAGCTGCAACACTGGTGCCCAAGCTGCTCCTCTACCGGTTCAAGCTTCTAACCAATATGCTCCTGGCCGTCCTGTGCCCGCTGCGATTGCTTACAATCAGTCTTTGGTTGCTGCCTCTTTGTATGTTGACTATGTGTTCTTGGACACGGATGAGCGCAGACGCTTTGCCCAAAACCCTCATGAATACTTGATCACTCAGCTCCAATTCACTGGTGATGAGTCTGTTGGTTCTTCTTCCAATAAGATCAAGCTCAATTTCAATCACCCTGTGAAGGAGCTTATCTGGGTTGTGCAACCCGATCAAAACGTGGATTATTGCTCATCTTTGGTGTGCGATGCCCTTTTGTTCAAGGTTCTTGGTGCTCAACCCTTCAACTACACTGATGCTATTGATGCTCTCCCTAATGCTATCCATGCTTTCGGTGGCCCTGCCTCAGTTGCTGCTGATAGCCGAGCTTTCATTGATGCTCGTGGTCTTTTCGAGGATGCTGGTGCTCTTGATTATGATATTCCTACCGGTTTCACCGGATACTGGCACGGACCCAACAATCCTTACAATGAGGCTAATATGGGCGGACCAGCGGTTCCTCTTTCCACTGCCACATCCGGTGTTGATCCTCTTCTTCTTCAGCAACTTGCTGCTTTGCAGTCCACTAGCAATCACCTTGAAAGTTCTACCGTCTCTGATGCCGGCACTTTCGTGATGACTGAGACCTCTTTGGACTTGCATTGCTGGGGCCAAAATCCCGTAGTCACTGCCAAGTTGCAGCTCAATGGACAGGATCGATTCTCTGAGCGTGAAGGAACTTACTTCAGCTTGGTGCAACCTTACCAGTCTCACACTCGATGCCCTGATGAGGGTATTAACGTGTATTCATTTGCTCTCCGCCCTGAGGAACATCAGCCAAGCGGCACGTGCAACTTCTCGCGTATAGATAACGCGACTTTACAATTGGTTCTTTCTAATGCCACAGTTGAGGGCACCAAGACTGCTAAGGTGCGTGTTTATGCCACCAATTATAACGTGCTCCGTATCATGAGTGGTATGGGTGGATTAGCATATTCAAATTAAGTAAACTGATACCATATATCGTGTGGATCTTATTTATACAATTTAATATTAAAATTATTAATATTAAATAATGTTTTTTGAATATAAAAGCAAAAAACAACTTAAATACAAATGTATATAATATATTATAAAATGAGCGTAGACATAGTAAATCTTATTGAAAGTAATCCAATTACTAAGCTAAATGGTGATTATCAATGCAAATTGATAGAAAAGGTCAAACATAGTTTTTCAAATTATGAACAGCAAATATTTGTATCCAGTTTTTATTGTTATTTAAATTATAATTCTAAAACAGATTTTGTTATTAATCTAGATAATGTATGGAAATGGTTGGGATTTAGTCAAAAAGACGCAGGAAAAAGAGTGCTAGAAAAAAACTTTATTAATAATAAAGATTATAAAGTTTTGCTCACTAAGCTTAGTGAGCAAAAAAACTCAAATTTTGCTCCACAAGTTGGTGGAGCAAAAACTGACACAAGAGGTGGTCACAATAAAGAAATTATTATGTTAAATATTGAGACCTTTAAAAAATTTTGTTTAAAAGCAGGAACAAAAAAAGCCGATGAAATTCATGATTATTTCATAAAATTAGAAGAACTCTTACACGAGACATTGCAAGAAGAAAGTAATGAATTAAAATTACAATTAGAACAAGCGAAAGAAGAAATATTGTTAGTAAAAGATAAAAGTAAAAAAGAATATGATCTACAATTAGCAAAAGAAAAGATTTTAGAAAGAGAAAAGGTTCTATTAAACGAATTTGAAACAATTGGTTCTATTTTTTATATTATTAAAGTAAAATCATTTGAAAATGGACAATATATCGTTAAGGTAGGAGAAAGTCGTGTTGGAATTTTAGCACGATATAAAGAACATAAAAGTAAACATGATGAATGTTTATTACTCGATTGTTTTTTAGTTAATAGAAGTAAAGATTTTGAAACATTTATAAAAGATCATGATAACATTAGACCCAGTAAAGTAACTGACTTACCGGGACATGAAAAAGATTTAGAATTATTTTTAATTGGCAAAAATCTCTCATATAAAACATTGTCAAGCACAGTAAATAAAAATATTAAATATTTTAATGATACAAATAATGAAGTTAAAAAGTTAGAGCTTGAATTAGAAATTTTAAAGACTAAACAAAACTCTAATATTGTGTCTGACGAAGTTCCTAATGATTTATTTAAAAATTTGTTAGATATGAATAAATTATTGATGAATAAAATAGATAAACTAGAACAATCTAACAAAGAAATTTTAGATAAACTAAATGCATCACAGACAAAACTGGTCACCGGATTTAATCAGCAAAATCCTCATTTAGGTCCCCGTCTTCAAAAAATTAATCCAGAAACATTGCATCTTGTTAAAGTATATGAATCTGTTACAGAAGCTATGAATGAAAATCAAATTATTAAAAGACCAAGTATAAATAAGGCAATTCAAGAAAATACCATATACTGTGGGTTTAGATGGTTGTTAGTTGAGCGAAATTTAGATTCAAATATTATTCATAATATTGAACCAACTAAACAAACTAGGTCTCAAAATCTGGGATATATTGCAAAATTAAATATAGATAAATCTGAAATAATAAATGTATATTTGGATAGAAAAACTGCAGCAGATCTAAATGGATATTCATCGTCAGCTGGATTAGATAATGTAGTCAAAAATTTCACATTGTCTAAAAGTCATTATTATATATTATATGATAGTTGTGAAGAAGAATTAAAAGAAAATTTTATTATTAAAAACAATAATCAAGAACCAATTTTATACAAAAATGGTATTGGTCAATTTGATGCAGAAAATATTCTCGTTAAAGAATTTATATGCAAATATGATTGCATTAAATCATTTCATATAAGTGACAAGACACTACAAAAAGCACTTGATAAGCAAGTGCCATATAATAGCCACATATTTAAATATTTAGAACCAAAAATTAGTTGCATGCAATCGTTATAAAATAATAAATAAATTATATAATCTATTTATTATGAATTTGTTAGTTACAGGTGGTTGTGGATTCATTGGATCCAATTTTGTAAATTATTATTTTAAAGAAAACCCAAGTGCTACTATAGTTAATATAGATGCTATGTATTATTGTGCTTCAGAAATGAATGTTTCAGAGGATATAAGAAAATCAGATAGATATCATTTAGTAAAAGGCAACATTAGTTCTTTTGATTTAATTGCCAATATTTTAAATATTTATAAAATCGATACAGTCATTCATTTTGCTGCGCAATCTCATGTTCAAAATTCATTCGACAATGCGCTACAATATACGCATGATAATGTAGTTGGAACACATACTTTGTTAGAAGCTTGTCGTAAATATGGTAAAATTTCTCGATTCATTCATATTTCAACTGATGAAGTTTACGGCGAATCGATGTTGTCAGAAGACGAAGAGAAAAAACACGAGGGTTCTATTTTGTGTCCAACAAATCCATATGCAGCAACAAAAGCTGCAGCAGAATTGATCGCAAAATCGTATTACCATTCTTTTAAAATGCCAATTATCATTACCAGAGGTAACAACGTTTACGGTCCCAATCAATACCCAGAAAAACTTGTGCCGCGATTTGTTGAATTACTTTTACAAAATAAACAAGTCACTATTCAAGGAGATGGATCCAATGTCAGAGCATTTTTACATGTAAATGATGTATGCAGTGCATTAAAATTAGTATTAGAAAAGGGAGAAATTGGTGAAATCTATAATGTTGGAAGTGATGATCGTCATGAATATACTGTAACTCAAATAGCTCATATATTGATCAAAAAAATCCAAAGAACAGAATGCTATAATGAATGGATTAGATATATTGAAGATAGACCATTTAATGACAAACGATATTATATTAGCAATCAAAAAGTAAAAAATTTAGGTTGGACTATTGAAACTGATTTTGATAAAGGATTAGATGATTTAATTAAAAAAATGCAACATACTAATTGTTGCTAATCAATATGAATAGATTCCTTTACAATTTCATCATCAATTTCTTTGACGGTAACATATTTCTTTTTTGTTTCATCATATAACATCAACCAGAGATTATTATAACAATCTGTAATAGATAATTTAATAATATTGTCAAATAAATCACTTTTTGAAACAACTTCTTCATGAAAGTTTTGTAAGTTATAACCAGGAATTTTTGCATTCATATGATGAATATGATGATACTCGATACCCATTGTAAAATATTTCAAATACTTTGGTATTTGAATAAATGAACTGCCTAATAAGCCACTATTTCGTTGAGTCCACTCTTTGTTAGTAACAACATATGAAGGATTATATGTATGTTGATTAAAAAATAATAAAAAATTTATTACAAATCCAATAAATGAAGCTAACAAGAAATGAAATAATATATTATATTTATACACGCCAAATAATAATACACTTGTTCCCACATTATTAATAGCATGATCATTAAAAACTTGAAAGATTGATGCATCTATTTTTTTGTTGTATTTTATTTTTTTTATAAAATAAATAAATCTTTGTATTATTCCAAAGTATAATATAGGAAAAAAAGAAAAAAATACAGCTGGTGTATGAAAAAATTTAAATATGTTTCTTGATCTTGCGTCAAATTTTTTATATTGCCCAACATTATAATACAATAATTCATTAAACTTGAAATTATATTTGTTTTCTAAATTGCCATTCGTCAAGTGGTGTGTATGATGATCTAATATCCAATTGGTAGAAGTAAATGTAGTTATTCCATAAAAGGTAGCAATCAAATAATTTAATGTTTTGTTAGGTGTATAAGAGTTATGACAGCAATCATGAAACACAACATAATTTCTATGTAATAATAATCCTAGAAAACATGTTGGCACTATGCTTAACCAACTATTTTTAAGATGCCATATAAAATAAAATGCATAAAAAAAACACCATAAATGTATCGATAAATCAGTTAATGCTAATTTGTATGATGATTTATATTTTAAAAATAATTCCCCTTCTTTTAATTGATTATTCATTATTGTTTATTATAATTATTATAATATTTTTAAATTATTTTACAATATTATATATGCAATAATAGTAAAAAAATAAGTATTTACTATTATTTAAATTTTATAATGATTTGATTCTATAATGATTTGATTTTATTTAAAATTTAACTAATTAATTTTCATCTTCAAGGTATTCATCATCATTGTCATTGTCATCGTCAAAATTATCGTCTTCTGCAGTGTTAACTTCCATTTGAAGTTCACATTCATCTTCTTCATCAGGCAATTGTTCATACTCTAATCCATTCCATCTCACATTTCTCGAATTAAAGAGCATATTCATATTTAACACTTCAGGCTTTGCAGTTGACTCGACTCTTGTAAATAGCGTTGTAATTTGGTCATCGTCTCTAAATCGTGCACTATATTCTTGCTGTATATTATTTCGTCCAATGCGACCAAGTGCTTGAATAATTTTTTCCTGAGTTAGTCCCAAATCTTTGCTTAAATATCCGTGACAGAATTGATAATTTGTTCCATAAATGTAGTCACTGTCTGCAATATTCATAAATAGCCGCTGTGAATCCGCCAATTTTTTCATAATTTCGGTATATGCAATGCTATTATGATTGGCAAATACTCCAATACCTAGCAATAATAACACTTTCCAACTGTCATCAACATTGTTAAGCGACATGATTGCATCAACATCATCTTCGTTTACGTTGCTCGTAAATGCGCATGGAGAATCGATATTTTGAGCCCATTTTTCTTTGTGAGATGATCGATTTGGAACAAACAAATCGTGAAGTGTCGCACTTTTAATCATTTGACTAAGCATTGTTAATTGCTCTTTCATTTTTATAATTTCCTTGTCCTTTGATTTATCTATCATGTCACCTGCAGCCTTGTCCTTCTTTTTGCCATCTTTTTTATTAGATTTATCACCTCCAGCACTACCTGATTTTTTTCCCATTTGTTCCTGAGCGTTTTCTAACTCTGCTTCGATTGCTGCAATCTTTTCAGAGACTTCATTGTTGAAATCTATTTTATCTTGTATATCTTTCATAACACTCGCTGGTATGTTGGCTTGTTGAATACAAAATTTGGCAATCTTGGTAACATCTTTTGCTAAGAAGATTGTAGGCCCATCTGTAAGCGTATATGCATCTTTAGTAGTCACATATATCGCACTGCTTCCTGGTGGTGCTGCAAGAGTTGTTACAGATGATTGTTTTAGTGGCTGAAGCTGTTGCAAGCTACTCATTCGTTCAAGAGCAGAACCAGGTTTTACAGAATCTAGACTCATTGACTTTATAATTTTATTGCCTTTAGGATCGACAGTATTGTTGTGCTTGATTTTTTGGATTCTTGTTTCTTTAAAGAAATTGAATATTTGAGGCCACCTGTCAGGAACAATGTTCTTTAAAGTTTTAAGATAATGCATTTTTATTGACTGCATTGTAACATCGCTTGCAGTCATAAAATTCCTGGAAAATTTTGCAGAAGGTCTTGCTAGATTGAATTCTTCGACATGTATGATAAATCTGGATGCTTCTGTTAAGTCAAGGTATCTGAGTAGTGTCAAATTTTCTTCACAGTGCTGCACAATTTCAAGCACTTTTTCATAATCATCGCTAATGTAATGCGGCATCACAGTGTATCCGTTGTTATTCAAAATTGGAATCGTTTTGCG